TGTGAACCCCTTTTAAAAGTTCAACTTTAAAACTTGTGCATACTGCAGATGTTATAGCCATAATTTAATCTCCTACGGGTTTGCTGAGGTAACTGGTATTCTAACTGCTCCGTCTGTGTAGTCGTCTCTTCGTCTTCTACCAACTTGCTCGTTAGCAAACTTCTGTACCTCTTGTTTATATTTATTTTCATATAATGTCAACATATCTATTGGGCCTTTTAAAAATCCATAAGCTTCTGATAGACAGCAGTATAACAGTCCATTTGGAAAATTAAGACTAATATAGTTAGTATCATTATTTTCTAATAATGCTGGTGCAGCGTTAAAATGAACCCTAAATTTATAAGTTGTGTCAGGGACAGGGGCAAACATCATTCTGCCAGATGTAGTATCAGATTCTCCTGTAGCACCACCAAACATAGCATAATATTTAGGTTGACCTCTTTTTGTTGATTCTGTTGATGAAACATATTGTTGTAGATAAGTTACATCTTTTTTCTCTAACCAAACGTTAGGCCCCGTAATTTCTGAAGTAGAATCGTAAACTTGTATACCTCTGACAAACACACATCCTGCAGGAGCATTAATTGTTTCTTGCCCCGTAACTAAATTACCGCTTTGTTGTTTTCTGTCAGCGTCAATGGGCACATCTCTAAATATTCTGTATTGCGCATTTAAAATTATATTTTCTAAAACAGCATCTGTTAAAACATTTGAATCTGTTTCAGTATAACTTCTTATTTGTGTTTTTAATCCTGATGCACTTAATCCAGCCATTATTTAGATTCTCCTTCACACTTACATTCTTTAATTTTAAATAATTTAATAATAAAATTTTTTAATTTTTTTATCATGGTGTTATCGTAACTGGTCCTGCAGACACAGTTGGTCCTCCTGAATCTTCTGTTATACTAGGAGTTGCACCTAGTGTAAATGTATATTTATCTGTTGTTGTAACCGTTATACTAAATCCTGAAGAATTTTCATAAGTTGTAAAAGCCACTCCTCCAGGGCTGCCTTGCACATTTCTAAATCTTACAGTATTACCAGTAGATCTCCCATGATTAGGTTCGGTCACAGTAATTGTTTGTGATGATGCAGTTATAGAAAAAGGATTATTTCCTAACATAGCAGCAACAGCTGGTTCTGTTCGATCTGGTCTAACATTACGTAGTGATATTGCATCACCATTCATAGGTTTTGGTTCTAATTGTGGTTGCTTTGGTTCAAACTCAGATACATGAACAAACGATCCGTTCCATTCTCTAACCATTTCATTAAATGGAAACTCCATACCAGATCTATCTGATATTGCTTTTGCGTATTTACCTGTTGCGTATTTTGCCATTATGTTCCTGGGTAATAAGCTTTAGGTGTAATGTATGTGCTAGACGCTGAACCATCCTCTGCTAGTGCTCTAGCGAATTCATCTTCGTAATACAATTTCATAGCTTGTGTCATTTGTGGTTGATATTTTTGTGAAAGATAAAATGCTAAACCAGCAACCATACAAGGTACAAATCTAAAAGGTACATCAGTTGCATTAGTGTAATCACCTATATCTTGAATTCTTTTTATATAATAAAAATGCATATCTTTAGATGCATTTGTAGAGTCTGGTGTTGGATAAATATGTATTCTGACTTTATCTATAAATCTTTCTACCCAATATTGATTCGGTGTGCCTTTAGATAATTTGTTAGAAAAACCTGCATAAGTAGATCTATCTACCTTTGTCATTGGACTATCTGATTGTGTGGTCTGTGTTCTATTAGATCTTAATTGTGCCTCAAGGACATCTGACATTCCAAATACACTTGCTGGTGTAGATACAGCACTTGTACCATCAGCACTGGATCTAAAAAAATCATAGTCTGATTGACCCTCAATTAAATCCATATTAAGTTCGTCTATCTCCCAATAATGAATACCTCTATTTCCCCATTCTTGAAATAAAATATTAAGAGATCTTCTTGCAGATTTAAGTTGGTATCCTGCTACAGAATTTAATCCTATACGTTCAAAAGCATCTTCTATTATTTCCTCAATAGAAAAAGTTTTATCAAACGTTGCTGTCCCCGAAGTGGTATTAGCCATTTACTACGCTCCTGTGATTGTCATGGTAACACTTCCGTCTGTTCCAGATGTTTGTGATAAAGTTGCACAAACTCCGTTTTCAAACAAAATACCAGAACCAGGAATCATAATATCTAAACCTTCTGTTTCAAATTTATAAGTCGCTTTTAAATTATCTGAATCTGCAGCGCCTGTTGTTGCTGAATCATGTAATAATAAAACTGAACCAGCTTCACCTCTTCCTTGAATAGATGTAACTCTTGTTCTAGCTGCTCTCAAAACAGATATAGCTCCAGTAGTTTTATTTAGTGTTGTTTGATCTGAATCCATATTTTCTCCTTAAAATTAAAATGTGGGGCCGAAGCCCCACACTAATTATTTATTACGATGCAAATGCAAATGCACCTGTAGTAGCGTCAGCTGCACCACCCATTTTTGAAGCAATGTGGTATGTGCCATCTTCATAACAAATAAAAGCAATCATACTTCCAGTTGTAAAAAGATTTGTTGCTGCGTCAGCTGGTGTGAAAGTTAATAAAGTTTCACTAGCTGCTGAAGTATCAAAAGTTACTTCTGATGAACCTCTTGATTCAATTACAGATCCTGTTGCAAAAACATCTGTTCCTGCACAATCAAAACTTAAAGTTGCAGTTCCACCAGTTGTATCTTTTGCTTGAGCGTAAACCACAATAGTCCCTGCTGTTGCTGCAGGTAATGTGCAAGCAGCAGCTGCTGCCCCTGTGTAGTTTACAACAGAAATTGTATCTGCTGCAAGAGTTAGTGTAGATGCTGTTGCTACATCTGAGATTGATAAACCAGTTAAGTCAGGCATACCTGAACTCATTCTAGTAGTAATAGCTCCAGTAGACGTATTTTTAGTTGCTACTTGAAAACCTTTTTCCGACCTTACCGGGCCGTTAAACGTTGTTGATGCCATAATTATATCCTCCTAGTTTACGAACATAGTCTCTAGGCCGTCGACTATACGCGTCTATGTTCTAATTAATTGTATAGTGACAAAACTATATACTAGATTTTAGTAGAGTGCAAGAGAGCCTGTGATGTGGATTGGTTTTTTCCAACGATGTAGCTTTTTATTAAGTAGCTACAGAAACTTGTGGAGCGGCTCCTTCAATAGAATTTTGCCTGTGGGCAACTTTAGCTTCTTCAAGCTTAATGTCAGTAATGACTTTTTTAATTTTGTCATCTATTCTGACCATATCAAGAGTATATTTTCCATTATTGATATGCTCCTGTTCCCACTTCAACTCCAAGGACCTTTTTTGTTTGTATAGGTCTTGTATCATGGATAACCTCCTCATAGGTTATTCTGTTAATCTTGTTATCATAATTGATTCCAAGATGTTCCCACTTTATACATTTTTCTCCAAGTTTGTCAAGGATTGCATTTTCTAAGGATTGTGGGTCGTCTTCAGATGAAACTTCGAATCTTGCGTGATGATCGTAAGCCCAAATGTTGACTAAAAAAATTTTCATGAATCTCACCAATTTGTTATGTAAATGGGGCGGTTTTAAGGCCGCCCCATAAAATTTAGTTATTACGCACCAGGTGACGCAAAGATACCTCTAGGGTCTGATACTCCAAATGAGTATCTTTCTCTAGCTTTGTATCTAACGTTTCCAGTGTCGAAGTCACCTTCCATTGCAGTTGTCAATGGAGCTCTTGTGAACATTTTCATACCATTTGGTACGTCTGTTAAGATATAAAACGCATCTGTATCTGTTAGGTAATTATTCACTCTATAACCTTGAGGAATCATACCCATTGATACGATTGCATTGATATCGTTATCAGCTGTTCCAGTTCTACCTTGAGATTTCATTAATCTCTCAGCTGTAAACTGAAGCTCTGAAGGAATAATCATTTTTATTCCTCTTGCTGCAACTCTAAGACCTCTCTCATCTGTCATCTTAGCGATGTCAATCATAGATTGCTCTAATGATGTTTCGTTAAGGTCCGCAGCTGTAGACAGGGTATTTTTAAAAGTACCTGCTATAGTTGGGTGTGAGTCACTAAATAGTACTACGCCATCACCTGATTTAAATGATCCTCCTGAGAATCCATTTATTAAAGGTTCTACCGATTTTACTTGTTTAGCGTTACTCATAGATCTTGCTAAAGCTTTTGTGTATCTAGCAGCAAGTCTATCGTAGAGATTATCTTCGATAGCTTCTTCTGTGATAGCAAATGCTAAAGCTACTGTCTCATGAGAGTATCTAGCAGTGAAAGTTTCTTGTGCATCATCAAATGATACTCCAGCACCTTCACCTTTTACTTGTGCGTTACC